GGACTAGGATTACCTTTGCCTCCACCGCCGCCGCCTGCGGAAGTAATACTTGAAAAAGTTGAAGAACCACCTGCACCGCCTTGACCACCTGCACCGCCGCCTACGCCACCTCCAGATGAGCCACCTGAACCAACGGTTATTGGATAGCCTTGTGCTGAAACAGGAAGTGCACCACCACTTGAAGTTCTTGGAGAACCTGTCCAAGCGGCAGGACTAGGAGTGGATTCTCTAAATCCACCTGCGCCGCCTCCACCACCAGGTCGACTACTATCGGGGCTATCTACTCTACCTGCACCACCTCCACCGCCACCAGCAACAACCATATAGTCTACGGTGTTTGATCCTGCAGCATTACCTGCACTAGATACAGTGAAAGTTCCTGAGCTAGTAAAAGTGTGAATTTTATAGTTACCACTGGTTGTTTGAGTTCCGCCAGAAGCAACGACAAATTGTGCGTTTGATTTTCCTTGAAGATTAGACATAGCAATAGCACCTGAAGGTACTTCAGCTAATGCTCTTACAGGAGCAGCATTCATATTGATTTGTGTGCCTGGAGAAATGTCTAGTTCTACATTAACGTCATCTAGACTAATTTGACCTGAAGGTGTAGTCATTGATTAATGTCCTTTCTTGAGGTCATTAACTTGTAATTGTAAATCCTTTACGCATTCGATTAATAAAGCACATAGACGATCATATTTGACGGCTTTCACACCATCAGGTCTTGTGCCCACGACCTCTGGTAAAACTTTTTCAACATCTTGAGCAATAACACCTACATCTGTTTTGCGCATAAAATAACCATCTTCTCCACCTTTGGAATCAATAAATGATTGTTTCCAATCAAAAAGAACACCATTAAGGTTTTGTACTTTATCCATTGGAGAGGATATGTTGTGAATATTTTCTTTGAGTGAGACATCTGAAGAATAAAAAGCAGTAATATCATTTGTTGCTCTTATCTCACCACTTGTTCCTGACGCTGCAGTTGCAACACCAAGTGAATCAAATTGAACGTCATTACCTGTATCCAATGATAATGATGCTCTTGCGGTTGCACCAGTTTCTAAAACAAAATTAGAACCATCACCAACAATAAAACCACCGTTGGTCACTGCGAGTCCCGCTACATCTTGAAGTTGTGCATCTAATCGAGCGTTAGCAATTGTACCTGAAGCAACGTTAGAAGCGTTTAAATTTGTTAAGTTAGCTCCTGATACTTGAGGTAATGTTCCTGTCTGAGAACCTAAATCTGTGGAAGAAGCAATCTCTACATTAAAGTTAGCTGAACCATCACAAAAGACAGTTGATTTTGCTCCTTGTGTAATAGCAATACCATTGGCTGTGTGTCCTGTTGCTGCGATAGTTAAAGTTTGAGAACCTGATGTGTTGTTAAAAAAAGTATATTGACTCTCAACAGCAGGAATAAATACGACTATGTCCCCTGTAAGAGCACCTGTTAATTCAATTGTTTTGTTTGAAGCCTCAGCAGTATCGGAAGCGTTTGCAGTTGAAAGAGTTATATTGGCAGAACCAGCAACAGATTTAGCCAAATAACCTGCTGAAAATGCATCTATTACGTCTAAATTATTATTGGTATTTGTGCCCCATGTATTGGCGTTTGCGCCTGTCTCCATGAGCTCTAATTTAAGTCTATCTGAAAATGTACTTGCCATGTTTTTACCTCACTAAAATATATCTTTTTTTGTTATTCAAGCAACACTTTTTATGCTGCATCTACCCCTGTCCAAGTATTACTTGCACCTGTTACTACATTTGCCCAAGGTGTGGCAAACGGATTTCCTGTGACTATGGATAAGTCGAGTCCTGTTAAATTTACTGTAGCACCACCTGTAGCCGTTGCTGTTCCTGCAGCAAAACTCATGGCAACTGTAGAAACACTTACAATTACACCCGTTCCTACCTCTACTGTTTCCGTACCTAAAGCAGAGGTCATTGAAACTCCTGAAGGTTGTACAAGAGCATCGGCCTCTACAGTAGCAGTTCCAAGTGCAGAAGTCATTGTTACTGGAACAGGGTCTACTTGTGTAAAGATATCAATTACAGGTGTTCCAATAGCAAAATCTAATTGATCGGAAGGTGCAATAACTGCAACACTTCCCTCACCAGAAACAGTCGCTCCTGATAAAGCTACACTTACTAATTGACTATCTAAAGTAACAAGAGATGTTCCTGTTTCAGTTGTATCACCTAGAGCACTTGTCATCTCTAAGCCTGTTACAGAAACTATGACACCTGAACCTACTTCAATCGTAGGAGTGCCTAAGTCCGTGGACATCGTCACACTTGTGACGTTAGTAATAAATTCTATATTCTCATTCCATGCAAAAGATCCCCATGATCCTCTTCCCCAACCAAAATCAACTGAGGCATCTACAGTTACGGAGCCACCACTAAATGATGTACTTAAACCTGTTAATTCAACAAGTGTACTATTCTGATCTCCCCACGTACCTAGTCCCCATGTTCCATCACTCCAACCATTTGACATAGTAGGGATCCTTTACATTAAGATAATCTTAATATAGCACTTGAAGCATCATTAGTTGGGAATGCGATTGTGAATGTACCGTTTGTTGATGTCTTTACTGCACCGAAATCAAGAACACAAATAGCTGCATTAGTAGCACTTGATGATCTATTATAGATCAACGCTGCTTGAGCAGAAATTGTTGCTGATGTAAAACTTGCGTTTGCAAAATCAACAAATGCTGTAGAAGCTGTTGCGCTAGTTGCTGTTAAGCCAATGGTTGGACTTGTTAAAGTTATACCACCTGCTGCGTATGTTCCTGATGCGCCTACTTCGTTTGTTGCGGAATAGGCTGTTGTGTTTCCATTTAAAGTTACAGAGTTTGTGTACAGAGCGAGATTGATAGTATCATTATCAATATCATGATCGCCTTCTAATAACTGTTTTTTAAATGAAGCACAGACTGCTTGATTTATTGCCATTTTTAGTTACCTCCTGGGTCTACTGATTTAAGAGGGAGTCTTAAGACACCGTCTACATACTCATCTCTTCGTTTACGTCCCATCTGCTCTTGAGCAAACTCGCTCAAAGCACTCTGAAACTTCTGATCGTATATTTGCATATCCTGTGCATTTTTCAAGTAAGAATATGCTTCTGCAAGAGTTCCGTACAAAATAACTTCCGGCGCTTTATTAGATATGAAAGTTGTTGTGCTTGTGCTGCCCGAACCGTTTCCAAGTCTCTCAGGGGTTTCTTGATACCACATTTCAACAGTGTAAGCAGCGTTTGGCGTTGGAGCCACAATTAAAGTAGTTGCGTCCCAGTTACCCCAATACTTTGGCTTACCAGTAAAATTAATGTCAGTTGTAGATCTTTCAGGAGAATATTCATCCATAAAAGTGGTATCTCTTTGTTCTAACCAAGTTCTTGTGCCATCTGTTTCTACAAGCTGTAAAGCTCTTGCAAATCTGAAACCTCCTTCTGGTCCAGATACGTCTAAAAAAGCATTGTTGGCTTCAAAAGTAGAAGTAGCAAATCTTCTTTGATAGTCTCCATCGATAGCTCTATCAATCTTATTTTCAATATTTGTTATAAAAACGTTAATTACAGAATTAGACAAAACATCAGAAGTTACTTCTGTATAATTTCTTACATTGTCTAAAAGTTCAGAATAATTCATGATATTACCACGATCACTTTACCAACACTTGAACCAATAATCAACTCTGAGCTTTGTGGTGAAGGTTGCATTCCGTTTGACTCAAAAGCGGAATCCCCAGGGGCTCCCACAAAAACAGTCATAGGTTCTTGTCTTGCGGGCCTTGACCAAGGTAGAGCTTGAGCATCTGCGTTGTGATGTGGAGGATCTAATTGAGGATGTTTGGTCTCAAAACACTCAGGACATGTCATTAAACCGTTCCACTCTTTTCTAAGTCTAAGAAACTTATATTGTTGACCACAACGATCACATAACGCTATGGCGTGTTTACCAGTAGCAAAAGCACTCATCTTAACTACCTATAAAATAATTTTGTGGAACTATATGAACGGATGTCGATTGACTGTCTTCAGTGAGAGCTCGTTGCATCTCATCTTCATAATACAACTTCAAAGACTGAGTTCTTTCTGGTGAAATTTTTTGTGATAAAAAGTAAGCAAGACCAGAAACCATGCATGGTAAAAATCTGTAAGGTGCGTCTGGATTGTTTGTATACGCTCCCGCATCTTCTATTCTTCCTAAATAATAATAATTAATTTGAGTGTCTGTAGTGTTAGGAGTTAAGTATAAAGTTATTGTTACGTTAGATAAATTTCTTTGAATAAAATATTGAGTAGGTTGTCCTTGAGAACTTTTATTTGGTATCGCTTGATATTCTGACCTTGAAACTTTGGTCATGGTAGTATCTGTGTCACCGTTTCTAAAAGCCATTTCTAAAACATCACTCGCATCACTTGGTGCTGTATATGTTGTAGTACCAGCAGTAAGGTTTTGAGTGTGGTTTTCCACTTTCCAAATATGAACACCTCTGTTACCCCATTCAGATAACAAAAGATTTAAACTTCTTCTTGCTGATTTTAATTGATAGCCCGTTCTGGTTGCGGATAAGCCACATCTTTCATAAGCATCATCTATGATGTCATCAAGCTGTAAATTAAAAGTTGTTGTTCCAGATGTGGCCATTCAAATTATCCTCGTTTTTTCTTAACTACGGATTTTTTCTTACCTTTTTTTTTCATCATCATGCCTTTTTTAGCCATCATGACTTTTCCTCCGCCACGCATTTTCATGCCTACTACGTTTTTTGTTTTTTTATTACCTGGCATTTTTCTTCTCCTTTTTAAAAAGTTGTTCGTATTTATCTTGCCGAGTTTTAACGACCTCGTCATAATACTCAGCTGGCCATTTCTCATAATAGCCTATCTTATGTAGTTTGCAACTTGCATCGTACAACTGTTTAAACTTTTGTATTAACATCATAGAATATTCAATGTTGCCCTCGTAAGTACAATTATCTGTAGGATCTACCAAAAACTCCTGATCTTCTTCAGTAGCCGGAACATCAGGATGAAATCCCATAAAATACACATCTCTTCTATTGTAAAGCTTATTATAGAAATTTACTTTTTCATTGAACTGTTCAAAAGAATATTGATTAAAGAAAGGGTCACAGAATATTAAAATATCGTGTTGTTTTTTATTCCAAGACTTAATCAAGGTGTTTAAATGTTTTTCATATTTTGATTTATCCATGCGAACTTCAATTCGCAGTTTATTATCTCTTCTCCATTTAGCCGCAAAAGGACATGCGGGAAATCCAAGGTGTTTATTCATAGGCTCTAAGACTTGCTTAGACCATTGAATCACATCATCTTTTATTTTTTCTGCTTGTTTTTTTCTTGACAATTGTTTTGACCATAGTGGGTTTACCACCTGGGTTTCCAGCTTTTTGTTTTCTACTTACAGCAGATCTTTTTTGACCTTTTGACATGGCTCTTGCTTTAGCTGCGGGTACACACTTAGGATACTTTGCTCTTTTTTCTCCACCGCTACGACCACACTTAGGATAGGAACCGTCAGATTTTTTATTGGCTATGTCTACCCAATTTTCTTTAACCCAAGCTCTAAGTCCTTTTTTTGCCATTAACTTTTTTTAGTTTTTTTTCTACGATTTTTCATAACACCACCACAACCTTTTGCTATACCGCCTTGCTTGTAGCTCGATACCATTTTTCTTCCTTGAGATAATTTATTTGTGAGACCTTGAGGATTGGGTCCTCTCATTGGTGGAACAGTTGTAGTTAAGCCACCATCTGCTTTCTTTTGAACTTTTTTCTTTCCACCGGGTTTTACCTTACCTGAACAAACAGCGCTCGCATACATATTAGCATACGCGCTAGGGTAGACATCGAATTTCCGCTTAGCAGCAGCCTTTCCTTTTGCACAAAGTTTTCCCATTACTTTACTCCTTCCTCAATGAATTGTTCCTATTTCAAAATCAGGTTCAAATATAATTTCCAATTCATCTTCCATTAATACTCACTATAATTTTTAATTAAAAACTCTTCCATCCAAGCCATTTTTTCATCAATTGCTTGAATTTGTACTTTTATAACAGCAATGTCTTGTTGCATTTTTGAAACAGTATCAGCTTTCTCCTCAACTGCATTTAAACGCTCAGACCACATGCCCCATGTCATAATTATGGTCCCGCCCAACACAAGGTAAGGGAGAATTGTTTTAATGTCCATTTTCATGGTTTACATACGCAATCATAATCTTCGCAACATTCACACATTTTTTACTCTCATTTTGTTTTTGCGGACATACCGCTTAAAGGGTTATTTAAAGCCTTATTAATTTGTAAGTCAAGGTTTTCTTCTATGAGTTTTAGCTCATCTAAAAGCTCTCTCGTGTCCTCTTTTTGTCTATCCTCCACGTCATTCACAATTTCGGTGATGTGTCTTACGTCTCCTTCCATAGAGCGTAGATCCGTTTTAAGGTCATCCTTAAGTTCACGACTAACCTGACTTATTAAGTCTATTTCACCTAATATAATTTCTAATTCACTCTTTAAAGCATTTAGTTGTTGTGATACAAGCTCTACCTGTGCCT